CGAGAGAGGAAGTCGTGGTGGCTCCGCAGGCAGAGCGCGAACCGTCGATGTGTGCCCTCACGATGATAGGACTCAGCTTTCTCTCCGTCTTCATCCTGATGGCGATCTTGGTCGCGTTTACCGCAAAAATGCCGAAGAGTAGTCCTTGATATCGACAAAACTTGCTATTTAAAATGTTGATCTACATCAAATCGTAGATGGCTTTCGTAGAGAGCAATGAACGTCTGTACTCCGTGCTCAAGCGTCTTCACGATTCGAACTCTGGCGTGACGTTCGAAAACAAAAACAAGGACTTCAAGGTCCTGATACGAAACGATCCGGAAGGCGGACTCGGGCACTATATGACGTTCGAAACGCTCATTCTCGTGGACCCGAGCGATCCGATACTCACCAAGTGCCTTGAAAATTTCGCGGATGCTTCTGGTTACGTAGATCCAGAGGAAACAGAGTTTCTTATTGACAGCTTCGAGTTCGACAAACGCGTCAAGAGCGAAGAAGAGATAGACGAATTCCGTGTTTTTCTGAACTCCTTGGAGCAAATTTCTATTTGCCCGTGTGCCACTCGGTTCATTCACGATGACAAGGACATGTGTTTTTATTGCGACATGACCGCGACCCCCGAAAAGCTCGAGGAGTTCGAGTGCGCTGTGTGCATGGAAAACGGTCACGCATTTCATTCTGTATCCATGCCGTGCTGCGGGAACAAACTCCACAAGATGTGCGACTCTCTTTGGTATCGCAAAGGAAACAAGACGTGCGCGTTCTGCCGTGCAGAGCTGCCAAAGCGTGGCGATCAACCGTCGGTCATCAACATCAACGAGCTCGTGTCGTCCATAGCCAGCGAAGTGGAACGACGTATCCATGGAGTCTCTCGATCGGCAACGGAAACCGAATCGGACGAAGAAGACGTCGACGAGTAAAACAACTTAACTGATCCTTGTTTTGCGATGTAAAATGGAAGAAATTATCGAATCGTGGAACAGAATACTCGTACTGAAAGACATCACGGACGTTTCGGACAAAGAACCCGAGGTCAAAGAAACTCCCGTCCAGCGTCTTTGCTGGCACTGTGCGCATCCGTGGGTAGGCGACAGCATACCGTATCCATTTTCGTATGATGAAAAGACGGGTAAATTCAAGGTCGCCGGTCAGTTTTGTTCATGGGAATGCGTAAAAGGATACTCTCGAGATACGATAAGCAGGGTGGTGACCGGAATTCACCAAATGAACATTCGTCATTACAGGAAAAAACTTACCGGACTCACCGATACAGTCATCCCTGCTCCGCCAAAAATGACGCTCAAAGCGTTCGGCGGTCATCTCGCGATCGAAGAATTTCGTTCTCAAAATACGGAACAGTACGTCATAAATTATGACAATACCATAAAGATAGTCGCGTACGACATTCTAGATTACAAAGAAGTGGACAAGAACGTCCAGAAATCGAACATAGAAGTACCTCTCACTATCCCATCGACGGGTATCAAGAACGAACACCTCCGGCTGCGCAGAAACAAACCACTGTCGGGAGGCAAGACGAACATCGAGCGATCGCTTGGCCTCAACACGTTTGCAAATCTGATAAAGACAAAGTAATCATGACACTACGTCATTCACCGCTCTGTAACTTCTAGCCGCAAACGACGAACTCGTCTGTCCGGGGTACACGTTTATGTTGAACCGAGACTTCGTGTCCGTAATGTACTCCATCAATCGGTTATCTGCCTGTTCGTATGCTCTCGTCAACACCTTTTCCATGCCGAGATCGTTCGGTAGTCTGAGTTTTATTTCCGAAATGTTGTATAGCACGTCGTCTCGTATAGAAAACAACTCGTTGATAGTGTCGACGTTCGCGTTTTTGTAATCGAACGTTTTTTGGTATTCCTCGTTGAATCTGACGAGAGAGTCGGTCGCTTTTTTACAATAAGTAGGATACTGTTTTTCGAATCGTTTCAGAAGAGGAACGTTCACCCCTTTCACTTTCATGTTTTTTGCGATGCTCTTCAGCGAAGACCTATAGTAATATAATGAGACAAATAGTATAAAAATGACCAAAAGCCACATTTATAGTACATAATTTATTTTTAAATACTTCAAAAATCACCGTCAAGGGCAAAAACATTTTCCGAGGAATTCATGACACCTGGTCGTTGATACTCGGAAACCCGGCGCTCGAAGAAATTTGATTTTCCTTCGAGACTGATGAGTTCCATGAAGTCGAACGGGTTTATCGCATTGTATTGTTTGGGATGTCCGAGAGCCACGAAAATACGGTCCGCAACAAATTCTATGTACTGCGACATGAGTTCCGCGTTCATTCCGATCATGCGGCACGGGATCGCATCGCAAATAAACTCTTTTTCGTTTGCGACTGCTTCGTCGACAATGGCCTTGATGGCGTCGAGGCTCAGTTTGTTCTCCAACTTCGAGTACAAGAGTTCTCCGAACTGTTGATGCAATCCTTCGTCGCGGCTGATAAATTCGTTGGACAGGCCCAGACCGGGCATCACTCCACGGTTCCGGAGCCAGAAGATGGCACAGAAAGAACCCGAAAATAAGAGTCCTTCGACGCAGATCCACGCGACGAGACGCTCCGCGAAGGAGCTGTCGCGAGACAGAAATTTCTTTGCCCAGTTCGCCTTCTTCCCGACGGCCGGGATGGTCTCTATGGCCCGGAACAGCTCATCGCGTTCGTCGTCGTCCTCGATGAGCGCGTCGAGGAGTAACGCGTACATTTCAGAATGCACCGATTCGTTGAACGCTTGATACGCATAAAAAAGACGCGCGGATGGGTCCGTCACTTCTTCGGCAAAATTGTTCGCGATGTTCTCCATGACGATGCCGTCGCTCCCTGCAAAAAATCCTAGAACGTGTTTGATGAAGTACCGTTCGTCATCGTTCAACTTGTCACGCCAATCTGCGACATCTTGCGTCAGCGGAACCTCTTCGACGGTCCAGAACGTCGACACGGCTTTTTTGTACATGTTGAAGATGTCTTGATACTTGATGGGAAACGCGGAATACTTGCGCGTCCCGTTTTCCGCGAGCAGGGGTTCTACGTGGTCGACCATTGTTGCCTTACTTTCACAAGATATATTATATTACTCGGTTTGACGATATATTAACTGAACGAAATGACGATCTTGGTGTCCGTGGTCACGCATTGTTTCAATTTCGCTTTGCTCAGTTCCCGCCGCGAATCGTTCTTGTCCGCGCTCTTGCGCCGCTTCACCGCGGATATCATATCCTGTTCCACGTCGTCTACTATGTCTTTGCATTGGAGTATGAGCTCATTCTTTATCGCCCATCTGAAAAAGTTGAGCTGCCCGACGGTCGTCGAAAACTCTTTTCCTTCTGCGTCCTTGAACGTGACCCGAGGTCCTCTGCAAAAAGGGTCGAAAAAACGTTTAGAATAACTTTTCAGCGAACTCTTGTATTCGAGATAAATGTTGAAGTACTTGTTGGTCTTCGTCAAAAAACACACGTTGTTCTTCTTCGAATAATTCGAAACGAACCAATCGAGGACACGCATGGATATCGTCTGGTTTCGTATGACTTCCATCATGGCGATCAGATTATTCTTGTCCTCGAAAAAAGTCTTCAACGATGCGAGCAAGATCTCGTCGGAATTCTTGGCATTCATTGTTCTACACCGATGAAACATTTTTTTAAATTGTTTTTTGCGTTTACTCGTTATGACGTGCTGTCCACGGGTCATCACGATTGAACACCTTGTCGACGGTCTCGGAAACGGACGTCGCGGATTCCTCCTCCGTCGCCGGGGCATCCTCGATCACCGTGGTGAGTTTCGGGAGCTTTTCGGGTTCGGGTAGAGGCTTTTCCGGAGGAGGCAGGCGTTCTTCGGGAAGCAGATGCGCGTCGAGCCCATCCTTCATGACTTTGGCCTTGCGATCAGCGAAGACTTCTTTCGCGGACCGCTGCGACTCTGCGTACCCGGCCATCAGTTCTTGGAGGAACTGCTCCTGATATTCCTGGTTTTCCACGCCCATGGGATCTGGGGGAATCACTCCCCACTGGCCGATCTCCATCAGGAAAATGTCGACGAGATTATCGCCGGAGCGACGAATGCGATTGACGAACGCTTTGGCCTCGTCGGCAGTCGCAAACACTCCGCGGATCTTCATCGCGAGGCGGTTGCTTTTTTGTCTGCATATAGAGTCTTCGGGCCCTACAAAGCTCACGAGGGCGTACCGCTGATTGGGTACGGTGATGTAATCCGGCTCGAGAGTCAGACCGACCGGGAGTTCGTCAACTTGAGGAGCGGACATTTCGATAACGATATATTTGATTTCTAGAAATTTTACGCGTACGATCTCGCGTGACGTCTTCTTCTCGATTGTGTAGTTCTGCGAGATCGTTCCAGAGGCTCGCGATATTCTCTGTAATCTCGACGCTCTCGAGGCTCACGATATTCTCTATAATTTCGGCGATCTCGATGCTCGCGATATTCATGCAAATTTCGGCGATCTCGAGGCTCGCGATATTCTCGACGATCTCGCAGTTCTCGGTATTCTCTACGATCTTGTGGTTCTCGGTATTCGCGTCTCTCGCGCGGCCGTTCATAATTACGCTCCTCGCGATATTCTCTTGGTGCTCTGAGTTCTTTTCGCTCTTCATATCGCCGATTTTCACGCGGTTCTTGAAGTTCTCTCACGTTTTTATTTTGTCGTCTGTTATTTCTGACCGGAGCGCCGTCGTCTGCCACGAAACGCACGAATCTCAACCACCATTTTCTCAGCGTATCAGACAACGATGGTTCGCGAACAGTATTCGAATTTACATTATTGTCGTTAAAATTGTTCGACACGTTCTTTTTAATGTTTTTACTCGGGACCTTATTTTTGACGTTTTTCGAATTCATACAATACACAAATATTTATTATTCAGTACCCAACGTATTCGATGCAGTCCCGCGGGTTCTCCAGGACGTTACGGATCAAAAGTAACGCCTCGCGGTGCCGCTCGTCGCGGACCTTCCTCGCCCGCCGGGACACGTCGCGCCTGCCGTCCTTCTTGATATGAGGGTTCACGCGGACCCATGCGACCGAATGGTTCGGGAACGCAATCTTCAGTTCCGCGGACGCGTCGTTCATCCGTGCTTCCTCACACACCGGGTCGTACTGCTCGTGCGCATCCTCGTCGAGTTCGAGGCACACGACAATTTTTGGGGTCACGATGACGCCGTCGATCTCCGAGCGCGTCTTAGAAGTGTCGATGCACTGGTAGTCGATCCGATACGATCGCTGCGTGACGCTCACGTCGTTCTCTGCGAGGAAGTCGAAGAACGCGGTCTCGTCCTTGAGCCGCGTGGTGCGCCGCGAGTCGTCGGGGTCGCACACAAGGCAATACTCTCGGCCATATTTAATATACGTGACGACCGGGCACGGGACGCCGTCGTATCCTGGGCACGTCTTGCCCTTGACGTCGACCATGCCCGGCTTCTTGCACGTATTGCAACACTCCACTTTTCCATCGGGGAAACCGTACGCTGGATGCTTGCCGCATGGGCACTTTGGACTCACGACATCGACCATCTCGGGCTCCTTGCACTCTCTACAGCACACTGGTTTTCCACCGGAGACGCCGTACACAGGACGGTTATCGCACGGGCACTTTGGACTTCTGACGTAGACCATTCCTGGCTCTTTGCACGTATCACAGCATATCGCTTTTTCACCGAGGGGGCCAAACGACGGTATTTTGCCACACGGGCACTTCTTGTTCACAACATTGAACATTCCTGGCTTCTTGCACAGCTTGCAGCACACTCTTGGCCCTCCGGGAAAGCCATATACGAGATGATTGCCGCATAGGCACTTTGGACTTTTAACATCGACCATGTTCTTGCCGACGCAGCACGGTCCGCAATACCGAGGTTTTTGCCCTGGCCGAGCATAAGTTGCGTTTCTATCGTTGCACATTCGGCAGCGCACCGGCATCCATTCTACTCTGAATTAAGACAAAAACGAACTCTTTTATACGCGGCGTGACGATATATACGTCATTTAACCGCCGATATATTTACATTGTGCGAATCCTCGGTCTTCTCCCGAAGCACTTTTATCGCCCCAATTGTAGCCGGTATCTTCTGTATTTGCCGGGCACGTCCATTTCCCATCCTTAAAAATGCGCGTCGTGAACACGGTGTTCCAACCGTCGCCGAGAGAACACTGCCTTCCTCCATTAAACCAATCAGTGTTGTCCCAATTGAATCCCGTGTCCGTTTGCGTATTGTTGCATTTCCATTTTCCGTCGATCAGCTGTCGCCCCGTCGCTCCAAAAATGCATTTTTTCTCCCATTGACCCTCGGGAGTCAGTGTCGAGTTATTAGGACACGACCAACCCCACGTGGTCCCGTCCCATCTCCATCTCTGGGGAGCATATCCCGTTGGTCCGGATCCCACGAGGCACTGCTTTTCGTCGGCGCCCTGGCCTCCGTAATCGTACGTCCCCGGGGCGCAGTGCCACACCTTCCCGTCGAATTGACGATATGTCCATTGCGGAGAGTATGCTTGAGGCATATTCTGTTTGACCTGATTATACAGCTGTTGTCCAGCTTGTTTGTACGTTTGACCAACTCCTATGGCAACGTCTTTGACCTTACCGAAAATGCTGCCGAACGAAAAGTTTTCATGTCTTTGTCTCGCGAGCATGAACACGATAAACACCACGGTCGCGACTATCGCGAGCAACACATAAAAATTTCTTGTTCCCGGCTTGAAATTCTTGAGGTTCATCGTTTATATAAACAAATCATTTTTTTTACGACGAGAGCAACTCTCTGTACGACATCGTTTTCTTCGGTTTCTGCTTCTGAGCCGTCTTTTTCCTCGGGCGACTTTTCGCGATTTCCACCAGTTTGTCCATCGTGAAACCTGTGGCGTTGCTCGGCGTGGGAATCGACAATGGCCGTGGGGCGTATTGAACGGTTTCCGGGAATAGTTCGTCGAGAATCCTTTTAGGAATCGCGATATATTCTCCTCTGAACTTCGAGCAAGGACATCTTTTTTCATCGTACTCCACCTTTCGAGAATAGCAGCACTGTCTCATCCCGTACGGCGTCACCAAGAAGTACGTGTTCGAAGAGTGATGTTGTCTCTGTACGTTCGCACAATATTTCGAAGAGTGTCTGAACATGTACACGTGTTCCGTTTTCAGCACTCCCGTTATGCGTCCTTCGTACTCATCAGGGATGATCTTTTCGAGTTCTTCGACGACCGTCGCATATTCCGTCAGCGACGAATGTCGTATCGATCCAGAGTACGAGGGAGATTCGAACTCGACAATGTTGATGTCGTCGACGAGTTTTGTCGGAATCCCTCTCGCTCGAAGAGACACATTCGCCAAAATAGAGCGAGTGCTAGAAAAAGACGTCGTGACGTTCTCGATCCGTTCCTCTCGTATGTCTTTTCCGCGCTCGAGAACGTACGTCAACAAGGGAACGTACACTCTCTGAGGCTCTTTCGGCTTCGTCGCCCACGGCAATCTCATCCCGCTTCCCTTGTGAACCGCCGCATCCACGATGCTCTCCCACGGATTCACGAACGGATTTTCGTACTTTGCCAGCTGCTCCAAAACTTTGTCTCGAACGTGCAATGCCGTCGAGGACGACACGAAGATGTTGTCGAACGTGAGATGAACGCCCACTTTTGCGCCCTCATCTACTTTTTTCCACATGTTCGAAATGCACATGGTGATCGATGTGTTGTCTATGTCGAACGAATCGGCCGTCGTCCCGCAGATGAGATGAAAAATTTGTTGGATGTCCGGAGGGAATTCGCCACGCGTCATCATCTTTCCTAGGGAAGGAGGTGCGACTATGTCGAGATCGTAGAACATCCTGAATATTTTTGGTTTGACCTCCACGACACACGAGAACTTCCCTCCTTTCACTACTCCTTTTGCGTATTCCGATATGAACTCGTCGTGAGAACTTTCCGGTACGGAAAGCACACCTTTATCGAGGAGCAGATGCGACATCTCTCCTCCCGTTCTTCCGAAGAAGCCTCTCTTTTTTGCCCAAGAATAAATATGGGGTTCGGTCATACTTCTACGATACGGATACATATTTTATCTCAACATTGACGATATGCTCGCACGTGAAATTTTAATATAAAAAATATATCGGCATCGAAAAGTTATCATGTCGAGTGACACTACTAATGCACCGTACTTGTGTGTGTACGCGAGTCAAGCTGCCGCGTGTATCAACGAAAACAAATTCAAAAAAATCGCCGATGCCGTCGAGACATTCTGGAATCGTGCGGACACACATAGTTACAAAGAAGCTATGAGAAGGAACAAAATTCTCACGAACGAAGAAATAGTGGAGAAGGTAGAAAAGAATCATCCGAAGATCGCGACTCTCTTGAAAGTTGCATCCAAAGAAGAACACACCTCTACGGAAGTCGCACAAAAGTACGCGAAACTCGCGAACGAACTCGAGAAATATGCCGACGACAATTATTTCTCCGACGACATCGCGGCCGTCGTAGACGATGCGATACGAAAAACGGCATATACAACGTACGGAAACGTGGCTGAGATGGACGTTTTCAGGTATATACGTGACGTATTACACATAGACATCGTGGAAGATCCATCGTTCTACAAGGACACGCTAGGATCAGTTTCTACCAAATACGGAACGTTCGAGTTCTGTATCGGCGGCAAGATCGACGGCATAACTCGCGACAGACAAATCCTGATCGAAATAAAAAATCGAGTCAACAGATTATTCAACAAAGTCCCGAGTTACGAGATGATCCAGATCCAGACGTATCTTCATCTTCTCGATCTGGACAAAGCGTTTCTCGTGGAATGCCTCAAGTCCAAGGAAGGAAACGTGATCGCCGAAAACGTGAATTGCATCACGGTGAACAGGGACAGGGCATTCTTCGAGAAGGAAATCGTACCCAAACTCGAAGGATTCGTGGATTTTGTGATAAATCTCATTCACGACGAAAAACTACAGGACAAATTTCTCACGAGCAAACGACGTAACACCATGGCCGCTCTTTGGATTTCCAAGTACGTGAAAGAAAAACATCAAAAAAAAGATTGAGTATGATAAATGAACGCAAACGTCCCAGGCTTTGACCCAACGGTTTGGGGACCGGGAACATGGTTTTTCCTTCACACGGCCGCGCTCAGATATCCGGTCAAACCGACCGCGGACGACAAGAAGCGCTTCTGTGCGTTCATAAAGAATCTGCAGTACGTCCTTCCTTGCACGGGATGCTGCAAGGGATTCGCCGCGATACTGCAGGCGACCAACTTTGGAGCGAAAGATCTCAAAGATCGCAAATCTTTGTTTGCATGGACTGTACTTGCACATTCATTGGTTAATAAAAAACTAGGAAAATCGGAACGAAACGATCCGGCGTATTGGTATTCTAAATACATGGCGCTCGCAAATTAAATTACGATATGAATTCCATCCCGATCCCCATGGAAAATAGCGCGTTGCAACAGGCCTCTTGTTCCGCATCTTTTCTGGTGGTCCCGCTCCCTTCCGCAAGCGTTCTTCCATCAACGGTAACTCCCACCACGAACAAAGAATTTGTCCCGCCACGTTCGAAGTGCGTGACAAATTCAGGTTTTCCAATTTCGAGCCTTCTGCAATGCTTGGCGAGTCTATCTTTGTGATTCGAATCTACGAGGAGCTCGTGCAGGTTCACGTGTTTCATCAGAGCGCCCATGAAGAACTGTCTCGCGGCGTTGATACCCAGATCGAGGTATATCGCCCCTATGAGCGCCTCGAAAACGTCTTCGAGAATTTTCGGATTCGTGTGCCAACCTCTGTACAATCCCTTTTGAGACATGATCACGTAATTGTGTAGCTCCATTTCGGCCGACAACTTGCTCAGGAATTTACCCGACACGAATTTCACTCGAATCCTCGTCAGTACGCCTTCGTTTTTATCGGGAAACGTATCATACAAATATTTTGCGATCAAAAATCCTAAAACGCTGTCTCCTAAAAATTCTAACCGCTCTAAAGATTCGCCGTCTTCTTCTATTGGGTTGTAAGAAAATGCAATGATATACAAATCGAAGTTTATAACTGGCATTCCGATGAGCTGTTCTATATCTTCTTTCGTGAACAAACGTCCTGACTTTGTCCCCGGAGAGCCCTCTGGCCAATTGTCATCAAATTTTGGAGTATGGTCTATTGCAAAGTCCATGCTTTTACATATATATTTTATTTATGTTTTTAACGATCACGATATATTAGATATATTACTTTTTCTTACGAAGAGATTTGAGTTCGGTCTTCATCGCACGATTTTCCTCGGTTAACTGAACGATCTTATCTTCGAGTTTCGAGACGTACTCTTGAAGCTTGTCAATAACGGTGTTTTTCTTTACCGCAAAAGCAGGAACGGGAATATCCATGATACCGAACGTGATATTAAAAATTTATGTTTTTTACGCATTTGCAACTTGATTTTTCATCTCGCACAAACATGTACGAGAAGCAAAAAGTATCACAGGGGGTTCGTATATCGTCACATGGGTCAACTTAAATGGTTTTATTGGCTCCAAAAATATATCGGGATTATTTAATGGTGTCGCCACCAAAGCCATCTTCAAAAAAAGCCGCCAAACAAGAAGAAGAGACAAAGTCTCTGGCGATCGTCACTCTGATAAAGAAACTCGACGTCGAACAGACTCTCGAGAAGCTCGAGGAGCTGTGCCAGAGATGGCGACTGTATGAAACTACGGCAACGTTCGAGAGTCAGCTGATCGGGATGTTCAGCGCTTTGAACGTCAACTTTGACGATGATCTCCTTCAGGAAGTCAGTAATGATCGAGGCTCTTTCGGATTGCGTACGGTGAACGAAAATATCGTCGCTTCGGAACTCGAAGCGATGGCTCTGTTTCATCGTCTACGAGAACTGAATCTCGTTCCTGCCAAGAAGGAAGACAACGAAACAAAGCAAAAGACGTTTCAAAAGATGACAAAGGTCCTCGAAATGATTTTTTATGCTAAAAAGGTCGTGCTGAGCACGTATCAGGCAAAGCTCGCGGTTCATCAAATGGAAGCGGAGGACGGCATCATAGAATTAGACGACGACATAGAAGCTGTCATCGGTTCGTGGTCGTTGCGGTTTCGATTCATAGACGAGAGCATTTCGCAATTTCAAGAGCTGTTGCTTTATCTATTGGACTCGGCCATGGAAAAAAGTTATAGAAAACAGGAAGGACACCTGTACGAGCCCATCATCATTGACGGACGAAACATGCACAGCTACAGACAGGTATACGAAATAAAAGACTTTGTGTATTCTCGTCTTCGCAAAGAAATTTCGTGGTCTCACTGGGTGAACGCAACGCAAAACCTAAAAAACGTATCTTCCGCGGTAGAATATCTGACTCATTGCCACGACACACAACTTCCGAATCTTCACAAACAACGCGGAACGTACGCCTTTATGAACGGAGTATATATCGCGTCCGAAGATAGGTTTCATTGCTTCGAAACCGAGGAGGCGCCTCTGTCCGAAGGCATTGTAGCATGCAAATTTTTCGAACAAAACTTCGACAACACGGAGTACGACGACTGGTTCGACATCCCCACTCCTCATCTCGATTCGGTGATGAACCATCAGAGATGGGACAAGGACGTGCAGAGATGGCTGCTGGCGTTGATGGGACGCGTTCTGTACAGGACGAACGAAATCGATTCGTGGCAGGTATGTCCTTTCTTCGTGGGTCTCGCGGGGACGGGAAAATCTCTCTTGGTGCTGAAGGTCATCAAACAGTTTTTCGAAACCGTAGACGTCGGAATTCTTTCGAACAACATAGAACGAAAGTTCGGTATCTCCGCGTTCTACGACAAACTCCTCGTGTGCGCCCCGGAAATCCGTAACGACCTCGCGATAGAGCAGGCGGAATTCCAGTCCATCGTGTCTGGAGAAGAGATATCCGTCGCGGTCAAGCATCAGAAGGCGTTCATGCAGGAATGGGACGTCCCGCTCGTCCTGGCGGGTAACGAAGTTCCGGGCTGGGCGGATTCCGGAGGTTCCATCCAACGCCGTCTTGTCGTGTTCGAATTCAAACAGCCGGTGAAGGAAGGTGACATGAAGCTGTCGGAAAAGTTGTACAAGGAGCTTCCGAACATCATTCGGAAGGCGAACAAGGCGTACAGGCATTTTGCGGACGAGTATGCAGACAAGAACATCTGGACGGTGCTCCCTGAATATTTCTTGGGCACCAGGGAAACGATCGCGAGATCGACGAACTTCATCGAGAGTTTCCTCGCGTCGGAACACATCATCCTCGGCGAGGACAACATCGTCCCTTTCGGAGAGTTCAAGAGCGCTCTCAAAGACTATGCGTTGACGAACTCGCTTCACATGAAGCAACTCACGAACGAAACGTTCGGAGGCCCGTTCTCGAAATACAAGATTTCCATTCTCCCGCAGCAAACCCTCGAGTACAATGGACGTCAGCTGAACACGATTTTCCTGAAAGGAGTCATGATAAAGTCATCGCTTTCGGAAAAAGCAGCATGTTATCTCTGAATAAATCAAAAAAATATGTTACGTTACATAAATGCTAGATACCATCGTCGTCATCCTTATCGTCCTCATGATATTCATCATGATACGGTCAGAGTCCGCATATTTATTTTCGAAACCATCATGCACGACATGCGGCGCTTTCGAAAAGGTGCCGAAGATTGCGGTGGCCAAAAAAGAAATGTCGAAAGCTCTTGCCGCTGTAAAGAAGCAGACCGAACAGATAAAGAATCTGATAAAGAAAGACGCGACGGAATCCGCCCCCGAGCCCGTCGACTTTGTCGATCCTATAGAGCACATCGCGGGCAGCACGAACGTCGTCGTCGGTGCAAACGTCATGGAGAACAAAATAGACGAGGATCTGCCTTTCAGCGATTATACGGGTCTTCCCGTGAAAGCCAAAACGGTCGACGGGACGATCCAGGGAGTGCGTCCTCCCACATACGCTGACCCACGCGTCATGAACCCGTCCCTGGCCGCAGCGCCGGTCCAGTTCAGCGACCCTGCCGAGTTTGGTACGTTCGGCGTGACCGATGATGTGTCGCCCATGTTCACTACATCATCGAAAATTCCTAAGACGAACGCGGAGACCGCGAGCATCGCGTCCTTCGAAGGATTCGAGGACGCACTCGACGCCAACGGAGCCCGATTGGTCATGGACGGCAAGGTCGTCAAAAATGCGTGCCAGCTTCCGAGCTATCAGCTGAAAGGCGTGTCGCCTCACACGACCCTGCCTCAGCGAAGCCTACACGAACCGCCACCGACCGTGACGGATCTCGTGGACGGCGAACTGTTCGATGGACTCCAAGGATATCCCGTGGACGAAAAACTGGACCTGCTAACTCCTCCCGGGACGGCAACCCCTGCCAGCGAGTGGGCATCACTCCAATACGGCAATAGAGAATGATTACATCATGCAAAAATTGACATATTTCAAGATCGATGCTTTTGTCGATATTATTTTATATCGACAAAAACTCTGACGAGCTTGTGAGCTATTTTATCAAAATATATACATCAAAAATATTTGCATATATAAATGTCGACTCCAACCGATCAAAAAACGTACGATCGTATCAAAGCAAAAATAAAAAAAGACGCAAAATCTCGCTGGCCAAGCGCATATCTTTCCGGCAAATTAGTTCAGGAATATAAGTTGGCCATGAAGAAAAAAGGGAAACCGGCGTACAAATCAAGTTCTGGATCCAAGAAAAAATCGTCGCTGAAACGCTGGTACGATGAAAAGTGGGTCGACATAAAGACGGGAAAGCCGTGTGGGTCCGTAAAGTCGTCCAAATATTATCCGACGTGTCGTCCTTCCAAGGTCGTGTCGAAGAAACACACGCCGAGAGCCGTGTCCGAACTTACCCCCGCTCAGAAGAAAAAGATGATACAGTTGAAGCAGAAAGCCAAGAAACGCGTTGTGCGTTATGACAAACTCGTCTGAGTGTTACATGTTTATACGAGATCAAGCAGCAGAGTGTCGATTGCAAAATGAATGAAAAATTGTAAATAACTTAAAAGAAAATATTCGGACATCATAAAGATTGATGGCTAGCATAAATTTTGTGAGTCAGAGTATTTCGAGAGCGATCTTGAATCGGTCAAGACTCCCCGAAAAATCTCCTCGCATCTGGCACGCCGTGAACAACATCGCCAACAAACGAGACACGAAGCTGCTCTTTCTGGGAGAAGGGATCTCGTACGCCCTGTACGAGAACGATCACATACGGGAAATCACGTGGATCGACGACTACTTGACTCGAGCCGAGCTCGACGCGTTCACGTTCAAACCAGAATACAACTTGATCGTGGCTCATCAGCATCTTTTTAAGACGGGAATGATGAAACTCGTCCACGATAAACTCGCGCACAAGTCGATCCTCGTCATATTGAACACTCGACATTACGATTCACAGAACATAATTTCGAGATCGATCTCCCATGTCGATGGTCTGCGTCTCGCGTCGAAACTCGAAATCTTCGACAAAGATAACCGAGAAGGTTGGCAAAACGGGATGTCAATATTCGATATGACGAAAATCGACTGACGTATATCACATATATCGTCAAATCTTGTAATATAAACAGTAGTGTATCATAACGTCAATGGACGAGTTGACATCTAAAATGAATTTGCTGACCATCAACGGGTTCAAAATAGTTGTTCGATCCGTAGACACGCTGAAGAAGATGTTTGCGCTGTTCAATGAACTAAACGAAGAAGCAAACTTGATGTTCACGGAACATGGAATAAAAATTCAAGCGATGGACACCGGCCACGTCGCTTTAACTACCGTTCGAATTTCAAAAGAATATTTCGAATCGTATGACGTCAATGAGTCATTTGCGGTCGGCATGAACTTGTCAACGTTGGTTCGAGTTTTGTCGTGCATCGAAGGTTCGGCATGTTTCGAATATTCAGACGATCGCCCAGACGAATTTGTCGTGTGCTCGGAACACGAACACTTCAGGTTGAAAACGCTCGGATTGGAATCCGAAGTCATGGAGATTCCGGACATGGAATATGACGTCGAGATCGACGCGGACGCAGGAGTTCTCCAAAAATATCTAAAAAATTTCGCGAGTTTTGGCGACACGATGAAGTTTTTCACCGACCAAGACATCGTCGTGATGTCGACTACAGGCGACATCGGTACCGTCGAGATGAAATTCCACGATCAACCGCGCATCGTCATCAACGGAAAGTTGAGCGCGACGTTTTCCTCACGACATCTGGTCACGTTCACGAAGGCGGCAAACATATCGAAGACCGCGGAACTTCGATTTGCGAACGATCAGCCCGTGTTCATAAAATACGAGTTTGGAAAGGATAGCTATATTTCTTTTCATCTGGCGCCGAAAATTTCCGAAAGCGACGAAGAAGACGAAGACGAATGAGTCACTTTAACGGTACGGTTTAGATTCGCACGGACCGCTTATCTCCCATTCACATTTTGGACAGTCGTCTTCGTTCAGACCGTAAAAAGATTTCGAGCTGCAAGGAGCCTCGACTTTCCAACCAAGCTCTTCGGTGGCGATCTTGAGGAACGTCTTCCACGCATCCTTCCACTCGGTGGAATGTGACGTCTCGCCAAGGTACTTGAAACGTGTGGCATGTGCAATTTCGTGCACGATAGATTTGTTCAGCGATGCTTCGTCGCGAAGGTTTCCCGCACCGTCTCGGACCGCGATCTTTACGGTTCCTGTATTGTGATCGAACATTCCGGAGGTGTACGTGTTCGGATTGGCCCCCTTCCTGAACGGCAATATTTGGCATCCGCTGTACTTGGCGAGCAGATTCTTCGTGAGGTCGCTGTCGGGATACGTTTCTTTCAAGTGGTTTATAAATATTTGAATTTGCGACGTGATAAAACGAAGAGCATGCTCGTCGTCGTGTGACTCGTTGAACGAGATAGATTCGTCGATCAGCTTCATTTATTATGTAAAATTTTTAAATTTAAAGTAAATCAATGATTAAGATTTATGCCTCATATATCGAGAAGTCATCGTTATTCGAGTGCGTTCGTTAACGTTCGCGTCAGAACCGAGGACGACTATGGCACCGAGTGTCCTATATGCATGAGAACCTGGTGCGTCGACGATGCATGCAATAGGACGATGACTCAGACCGGGTGTTGCTTTCAGTTTTTATGTGCGAGTTGCGTGACGAAGATATCGCAGCGGTGTCTCTGCGAGGACGGATGCAAGAACGTCGTGTTTATTTGTTCATTCTGCAGGAATATTTCGAGGACGGAGACGGTCGCGCTTTTTGTTGGGTCCAAAAGACCGTGTAAAAGATGTCGAGATAATGATGCTCACGTGAATTCTCCGGAAGAACACGTAGAAGAACAAGACACCGTCGACGATACTGCGGACGAAAACTAATTTAAAGCAAAACAAGACAATAAGATAATGTTGATCTTGCAAAATCTTTGCAACACAATCACATCTATACAATCGAGAGTCAAACCGTACGGCCATAAAAAGATAGGGCGTATAATGATCTTTTTCTGGTTCGTCCATCTCGCGGCGACCGCGGCGCTCACGATTTTATTGATACGAGATCAAGCTAATAACGCGCTCATAGGAACGTTCATGATCATTTTACAGCTCATGGTCACAAAAATATTCGAGTCGGCAAACAAGATGTACGAAAACTGCATGCGGATCCAATCGAACGTGTCGGACATAAACATCACGATACTACATGCCATCAAACAATATCACGCATGGATGAAAAAAAACAACACGAACATGTACGACGACGTTTCCGACATGTTCGACGCGTTGAACGAACACATACTACAAGATCTCGAAACGTACTCGAAAAACATGCACGTTTGGAGCATCCTGGTAAACAGCTTCCTTTGGAAATCGCCGGAATTCACCCCGTACCTCGAAAAAGACGCGATCAAAGATCGGATTTCCGCGATCATGTCGCAACTCCAGAAAGAAGACGAGCGGAATCTATATCAAGGTTCTCCAACAGTAACTTTAGATTACGCGGCATATTAACAACTTAAAATAAAAATGATGCGATATTATATCGTATGTTATCATGCTGAGAGAACACATCAGCGTATCGAAATGCGAGAGAATCATCAGTTATCCGTTCGTCAGACTGAAAGACGACG